GGGCGTCACGGCGCCAGCAACTCCCGCAGCCGCAGGCACCCGGCGCGGCGTGCCCCCGCCTCGGGCTGGGGGGCATTGGGCATATTATGTATCGCTAATATTCCCTCTGCCGCTAGCGAAGCCCCGCGCCTTTGCGCCCCGCATGCGCGGCGGCCGGGAAGGACCCGCGATGGTTGTGGCGGGGCGCACTGATGGAGTCTGGCGCGTCGCCTACCACGGCCGTTACGGCGCTGTCAACACCTTTTCGCGAGTGCCCGCTCAGTCCCAGCCGGCCTCGACCAGCCGGTCGAGGGCGGCGGCGAGGGCGCCGGCCACGCGGTTGCGCGCCACCACGATGGAGACGGCCGGGGCGGCGGGCCAGAGGCGGCGATAGGCGGTCTCGGGTGCCTCATCGGCGCACACCACCAGCCGCAGCACCGCCTGCCCCATCAGGCCGAGCGCCTGGTCTGCCTGCCGCAGCCGGGCCAGGGCGGCAGTCACCATCTCCGGGGCGTGGCTGCGCCAGGCGGGGTGGACGTATCCCCTGACGGCGGCTGGGTCGCTGGTGAGGCCGAGGGCGGCCACCTCGAAGGCGGCGGCGTAGCGGGTGGCCGCCTCGCGCTGCTCGGTGGAGAGCATCCCCTCGGCGTGCAGGCGGTCCGCCATGGTGAGGCGGCGCGCCCGCCGGATGGTGCGATGGGGCGCCTCCGGGTCCGGGGCGGCCTCGATCGTCACCATTCCCCTCGCCCGCAGATGGGGCGGGCCGAAATCCCCCGGCGGCACCATCGCCGGCGCCCGGCGCCTGCGGCGGGCGCTCATCGCCCACCCCGCATCTCATGCAGTACCCGTCTCACGCTGCCAACCCCTGCGCCGTTGCGACCCCCACCTCCCTAGCAGCCAGACCCCTGATGTGACGAAACCCCCCCCCTGATGTGACGAAACCCCCCCCTGATGTGACGAAACCTATATATAAGTTATTGATATTATTAGTTTCGGAGGTTTCGCTGGTTTCGTCACAAGCCTATCCCCCAACGTAACGACCCCCGGGGGGGGGGTCGCCCGCGTGTTAGGTGACGAAACCTCCGAAACTCGACTTTTCAATGACTTACGCCGCTTTTTGGCGGTGACGAAACCCCGGTTTCGGTGGTGACGAAACCTCCGAAACTCGACTTTTCAATGACTTGCGTGGTGACGAAACCCCCCTCGGCGATGGCGTAGCGGATGGAGGGGCGGCCGCCGGCGGGGCCGCTGCCTTCGCTGATGGCGACGACCAGCCCGCTTTCGACCAGGCTGCGGAGGATCTCGGCCCGCTCGCGCTCGGGCAGTCGCCAGCCCCTGCGGAACAGCTCGCGCGCGCTGATCGGACCGTGGCGGCGGATGTAGTCCAGGGCCCGGTTCAGCTTGGCCTCGTATTCGCTGTCCGCGACGTGGCGACCGGCCTCGCGCAGCAGCGTGTCGGTGCAGTGGGTGGCGAGGGCCCTGCCCCAGGCGACGTCGTCAGCCTGGATCACCGGCGCCGCCGGGTCGCGGGCGATGGCGCGGACCAGCGCCAGCTTCATCGCGTTCTCCGCCAGCCGCCCGAGGATGGCGGTGACGTAGGTGCCTTCCGCCTCGCGCTGGCGGGCGAGCTGCTCGCGGCGCAGGGCTTGCCTGGCTGCCGTGGCGTCTGGCGTCTCCGGCACGGTCAGGGGCTGCGGCGTGGTGCCGGCGAGCATGAGGGCGCCGAGATTGCCGATCTCGCCGGTGGCGGGGTCGGCGGGCCCGGCGGCGATCGCCTGTAGGGCCGCGATCAGCTCGGGGGCGGGGTCCGTCAGCTCTGGCTCCTGCTCATCCGGGTAGGAGCATGGAGAGACGAACAGCAGCATGCGGGCCATCAGCCCGTCATGCATGGCGCTCCCGGCGATGGCGCTCCAAAGCTGGCCGGGGGTCGTGGTGCCGTAGAGGCAGGCGTTCGGCTGATGGATGTCCTCTCGCGGCCGGCCTTGCCGCGACTGGTCCGCGTATTCGGTGCCGTGCCAGACCGTGTTTGCGGAGCTGTAGAGCTCCTTCAAGTAAGAAGCGATCTGTTTGCGGTGCGCGCTGGCCTTCTGGCCGAGCACGTCGCTCAGCCAGTCCCCGAATTCGTCGATCTGGAACAGGATCGACGGGTGCCTAATGAGCGCGGTCCGCATTGCCGTGCCCGAGGCTATATCACTGCCCCCCAGAAATTGCACCAGATTTGCGGCGTAGAGGCAGCGGCGGATCTGCTTGCGTGCGTGATCCTTGCCGGCGCCGCTGTCGGCGACGCCGATGGCGTAGACGTTGGTCCGCAGGTCGGTGCTGGTGCGGTAGCGGCGGCCGGCCAGGGCGCCGATCATGCAGATGCCGGCGGCGAGGGCGAGGAAGGGCTGCGGGCTGATGGCGGTCCTGTCGCAGTGCTCGACGAACAGCCGCAGCGCGCCCGGCACGTCCATCAGCTCGGGCGGGATGGGGAAGGAAGCGGCGTCTCCGGCCGGCCTCCGCGCGCCGTGGCGACGGGCCAGGTCGGTCAGGGTGTGCACCGCCGGGACCAGGGCTTCCGGCGCCCGGTCCGGCACGGTGCGCGGCGCGGCCATGCCTTCCGCAAAGGCGCGCTGCAAGGTGCGCTCGGCGGCGCGCGGATCTTCGCAGCGCGGCAGGATGGTGGCGAGCGCGGCCCGCAGCTCGGCCCAGGCGAGGCCTTCCTCGAGCTCGCCCGCGCTTACCAGGCCGCCAATCGCGTAGGCGGCTTTGTTGACGGTGGCGTGCTTGGCCCCGTCCGGCGCGTGGCGGATCGCCGCGCATTCCTCGGCCAGGGCAGCGAGGCCGTAGGCGCTGCCGCCCTCGACGCGCCGGGATGGGGTCGCGATCTGATGTGCGGGAGATGGTGAGTGGCAGATCGTGGCCAGCAGCCAGTCGGGCAGATCGGCCACCGGCGCGTCGTCTGCGATCGAATAGCCGGGCGATGGCGGCACGATGATGTAGCCGCCATCGCCTCGTACATCCACGCCGGGCGCGATCCTGCCGGCGCTGTTCCTGACCGTCCGTCCAGGCCAGCGGAAGACCAGGTGCAGCCCGCCATTGATGGTGTAGTGGGTGCGGGTCTGCGGCAGGCGGTGGCTGTTGGCGTCGAGCCAGGCGCGCCCCTGTCGCCCGTCCTTGGTGTCGACATCGATCGCGATCACCCCGCTCGCCGCGCCGGTCGGCATGCCGATCATGGCGGCGGCGGGGTGGGCGAACGTGCGGCGGATTTCCGCCGGGTCGGTGGTGGCGTCCTTGAAGCCGCGCGGGGTCAGCGGGCGCTTCTGCGCGTCGCAGGGGAAGACCGGCGCGCCGCGCGCGATGGCGGCTTCCGCCAGGGCATGGCGGGCCGGAGGCCGGGAGGCGGCGTCGGGCGGCGTCACGGTGGCGGGACTCATGCCGGCCGCGCTCTAGCCAGGGCGGCGTTCAGCGCCGCCTGCTGCTCGCAGAGCGCATCCACATAGGCGCCGCAGACCACCTCTATGAATTGCCGCCATTGCTCCGGCGTCCATCGCGCCATGTCGGTCTGGCCGAGGGCTTCGATGAACTCGCCGGCCCGCTCGCTGGCGGTGGCCATGGCCGCGCGCTCGTGTTCGTTCGGGTCAACCATGGCGCGGCGTCCTTCTCCCCAGATGGCCATGCACACGGAAGTGCAGCTCGGCACCGTCCAGTGTGCCCGCAGCGTCCGCAGCGGGTGCCACCAGAGCCAGTGCACGGCGGGCCGGTCGCAGGTGCGGCATCTCACGCGAGCCTCACGGCGGTGATCTCGGTGTACTTGCCGACCGGCCGCACCTGGATGGCGGTGGGACGGCGCAGCTCGGGCGTGCGCGCCAGCGCCTCGCCGACGGTGCCTGGCACCGGCGTGCCTGCCCGTCTGCGCCACCAGGCCTCGGCCTTCTGGCGCGGATAGCCTTCGTGCTCGAAGCATACCCACTCGCTGTGCCGGATCAGGCCGCACTGATAGGTCACGCGCAGCGACGGCGGCTTGCCGGGCTTCTCGTGCCGGGCGTAGCCGACGCCCAGCACCTCGCACCACTCGGCCTGCCGCTGGATGGACAGCAGCGCGTCCGAGGCGGCCTGCGGGGCGATCTTCGTCACCGGCGGCGGGAACTCGTGGTCGCATCCGCTGCATCGTCGCGCGCTGGCGTGGCTGATGGTCTCGCACACGGGACAGACCTTCACCGGGGCCTCGCTGTCGCCGGTCGTCTCCCTCTTCCGCCCGTCCACCATGTCGATTGGACCGTGACGCGCCGTGTTGCCGGCGAAGTCGAGGACCAGGCAGTCCTCCTTGCCTTCGGCCAGCCGCGTGCCGCGCCCGACCATCTGCACGTAGAGCCCGACGCTCTTGGTCGGGCGCAGCAGCGCGATCAGGTCCGTCCCCGGCGCGTCGAAGCCGGTGGTCAGGACATTCGCATTGGTGACGCAGCGCAGCCGTCCCGCCTTGAAGGCCGCCAGGATGGCATCGCGCTCCGGCGCCGGCGTGTCCCCGGTGACCGTCTCGCAGGAGATGCCGTGCCCGCGGATGGCGTCGCGCACGTGGCGGGCGTGGGCCACGCCGGCGCAGAAGACCAGCCACGAGCCGCGATCCGCTCCGTACCGGACGATCTCGGCCGCCGCTGCCTGCGTGACCTCATCGCGGTCCACCGCCGCTTCGAGGTCTCTGGCGATGTACTCGCCGCCGCGGGTGCCGACGCCGGTCACGTCGAGCTGCGTCCCGGTGCGCTTCGGCACCACCGGGCAGAGATAGCCCTGCCGGATCATGTCCAGCACCGGCACCTCGTAGGCGATGTCGGTGAACAGCCGGTCCTTGCCCTCGTGCAGCAGGCCGCTATCCAGGCGATAAGGCGTCGCCGTGAAGCCTATGACCTTGAGCATCCCGGCGTTGATGGCGTCGAGCTCCTTGAGGAAGCTCCGGTACATGGAATTGTCGCTGCGTCCGAGCAGGTGTGCTTCATCGATCAGCACCAGATCGCAGCGCTGCACGCGGTCGGCGTGGCGGTGGATGGACTGGATGCCGGCGAACAGGACCTGCGCGCGGATGTCGCGGCGCGACAGGCCGGCCGAGTAGACGCCGGCCGGGGCGTCCGGCCACAGGCGGAGCAGGGCCTGGAAGTTCTGGGCGATCAGCTCCTTCACGTGCGTCAGGACCAGGATGCGGGTTTCCGGCCATGCGGCGATCGCCTCGCGGATGAAGGCGGCCAGCACGACTGACTTGCCCGTGTTGTGGTGAACGGTGAAGTCGGCGGTCAGGTAGAGATGGTCGCCGTCGAGCAGGAAGCCGTAGTAATCATCCTCTGGCAGCGCCTGCAGATCGAAACCGGTGACCAGCGGATTCTTCTTCTGGCGGCGCGGCGCGGCGCGCTTCCTCGCCACGCGCGTCGGGATGATGTCCGTGTCGCCGCTGATGGTGACGCGCCAGTAGGTGCCGCCCGTGCCGTTCTGGTCGTGCTTCTGGCACGCCGCGCAGGAAGCGCTGAGGCCGAGGCTGCGGGCGACGAAGGCGACGTCTCTCGCCAGTCGCTCAGACTTGCTGATGTAGTCGAAGCATGCCCTGCCGTTGAGATGGCCGTCCGTATCGAGAAGCCCGGCGAGGATGCCCAGGCGCACGTCGCGGCTGCCGAGCTTGTAGGTGTCCGGAATGAACTTCTCGTCGGCGCCGATGCCGGAGAGGCCGAGTTCCCGCAGCATGGCGGTGACGTGGTTGGGGCGCCCCCGGCAAGCTTCCGGGTCGGTGAATGCGACATCCCAGCACGTGCCGCGCTCTTTCATGCGCGCCCGGTAGTGGAGCCCGTGGCGCTCCATTTCCGCCAGGACGCCGTCGAAAACCTCCGGGTCCGGGTTGGTCAGCCGGACGCCGTGCTTGAGGCCGCCATCGCCCAGCAGCGCGCCGAGCACCCAGGCGTCGAGCTCCGGCGGCGCCCGCTCCGGGAAGTCGACCGCGACGCGCCTCAGCTTCCGCAAATGCCGCCAGGACTTCGGCTTGCCGAGATATTCGCGGATCGAGATGTTGTCGATTGCGGGGCTGCCTTGCCCGGCGCGGCGCGACGATTTCTCGTTCGTCCTGGCGAGAGACAGGATGTGCCCCTCGTTGACGACGAACGCGTCGCCGCCGCGCTTTGGGATCACCCGCCACATGCGCTCTCGGCCGCGTGCGAGCCGCAGCACCCGGCGCGGCCTGCTGTCGGGCCCCATCAGCAGGTCGCCCTCGGCCACGTCCTCCACGCGTTTCGTGGAGCCGTCGTGCATCAGGATCATCGTGCCGGCCGCGTGGCAGCCGGTCGGCATCACCACGAGCGGGTTGCCGGTGTTCGCGCCGAAGTAGTCGTAGAGCGCGTCGATCGCGGCGCGCTGGTAGGGGCGGAGCGCGGGGATCATGCGGCGGCGCCGTCCCGCCACTCGCTGCCGTCCGGCATGCGGTAGCTGACCCAATCCTCGCCGGCGTCGAGCTGCTCGCCGGGGACGAGATCCGGGATGTAGAGATGCGCGTCGCAGCCTGCCTGCTGCTCGCGGCGGCCGGGGCGCGTGTCGTGGCGCGCGCAGTGCCAGGCGCCGCCTTCCACGGGCGTCGCGTGCAGGCAGGACCGGCAGTGCCGTTCCGGCACCGCGCCGGCGTGGCAGGCGGCATGGTGCTCGCAGAGCCGGCACTCCCACCAGGCCGGATCGTCGCTGATCCGCGCCGGCGGGCGGGCGGCATGGATGACCCGCGCCGCCTTCGCGAGCAGCCGCGCCCCGGCCTCCGGGTCGCGGCGCACCCGCTCCTGGTAGAGCTCGTCGGTGTCCTTGCAGACGGCGAGGTAGAAGGCGCGTTCGATGCCGGCGAGATGCATGTAGGCCTGCATCTGCGCCCAGTGCAGCGGCTTGGCGGCTGCGACGCCCTTGCGCTTCAGCTCGGCGAAGGACCGGGCGCCGTGGGTCTTGAACTCGCAGACGTGCCAGGTCCGCGGCGCCTCGGCGAAGCCGATGGCCACCGCGTCCATGCTGCCGCCGAAGTGGCCGGTCTCGTCGCGCAGCGCCCATTGCCGGCCGGTCTCCGGGTCCGTGTCGAGCACGGTGACGCCGATGCGGCGGAGGTCGGCGACCAGCCGCGCTTCTTCGCGCTGGCCGGTCTCGAACAGCCGCAGCAGCCGTCCCGGATGCCGGGCCCGCGTGGCCCAGCGGAAGGCGTACCAGAGGGCGCGCTCGCACTCGGTGCCGATCAGCGAGGCGCCCAGATGCTCGCGCCAGCCGGCGTCGGCCGCCGTCTCGTAGGCGGCGTAGATCGCGTCCACCGTAGGAGTTGCGGGCGCCGGCAGGGATGCCATGCTGCTGCGGCCTCTCGGGCTTGCTCGAAGGGGTGGAAGCCGGGGGCGGGCCGGCCTGGAAAACTGACCGCCCCCGGCGGCTGCCTCAGGCGGAGCGCCGCCAGGGCGGCGGGGCGCTCGGCTTGCCGGCGGCGGGGACGGCCGCCGGCGCGCTGGGAAGGGCGGCGTATCCCCTGATCGCGTTCTGCCTGCGCCGCTCCTCCGGCGGCAGGTGCATGTCGCGGCTGTCGGACTCGACCGCGACGGTCACCAGCATCGGGCGGAAATGCAGCTCCTCGCTGTCCGAGACCTGCAGGCGCCCGGCCGCGCGGCAGATGGCGGAGAGAGTGCGCTGCGCGATCTCCACCGCCTTCTGGTTCGGGTTCACGAGGTTCAGGCGGTCCCAGAGCCGCCGCCCCTTCGCCGGGCCTTCCGTGATCTCGAGCTCGAGCCACAGCATCTGCCCGTCGCCGGCGCGGGTGTGGCGCATCTCGCTCTTCACGATCTGCGCCGGGTACTTGCCGGGGGGCAGGATCTCGAGCGGCGCCGAGGGCTCGACCCCGCTGGCGTCGAAGGTGCTGCCGAGATAGGCCATGTCCAGTCCTCCTATGTGGCGGCCGGAGCCGCCGGGTGGTGGGCGTAGTAGGGAATGCGGGCGGCGAGCTCGGACCAGGCGAGCGGGATCGTCTCCGGCAGGCCGAAGCGGTTCTTCGCCAGAAAGGCCGGGCGCTCGGTGGTGTGCAGCAGGCGGTCGCCGCCCGAGACGCCGCGCACCACCTGCTTCCTGAAGCCGACCTCGGTCTTGACGGTGCTGACGCGCCAGTTGGCGAACAGCACCGCGTCGACGTGTTCCTGCACCAGCGCCGAAGCGCGCGCCTGCAGCTTGATTTGGTAGCGGTCGTAGGGATCCGTCTCCGGACTGTCGAAGCGCTTGACCTCGCAGTGCGCGATCAGGATCACCGCCATGCCGCGCTCCTCGCGCAGGGCGGCGAGGCCGTCGAGCACCGCCCGCCACTGGTCGAGCGCGGCAAGGTATCCCTTGCCGTAGCCGAAGGCTTCGATGTCCGGCTGCTTGTGCAGCCGGGCCGTGTGCTCCCAGATCATCGGCTCGAGCCAGTCCAGGCTGTCGAGCACCACGGTCTCGAAATCGTGCGGCTCCCTACGCAGCGCGGCCAGGGCCTCCATCACCTCGGCATGGGACCGCAGCAGCCCGAAGGTCGGGATCTCGACCTCGCTTTCCTCCGTCTGCAGGATGACCGGCCGGGGCGCCTGCGTGCCGAGGGTGGTCTTGCCGATGCCGGCGACGCCGTAGACCAGCAGGCGCGGTGGCTTGCGGCCGGAGCCGAGGCGCAGCGAGTCCAGCGTGATCGCCATCAGTGCCTCCGCCGCGCGGGCTCGACCTTGAAGGTCGGTCGCCCGGTGCCGACGGTCCGGGCGGGCTCGAACACCGCGCGGATGCGCGGCGGCCAGGCGGCGTAGCGGCTTTCCGGCACCCGGATCTCGGTGGTGACGTAGTCCGCGGGGTCTTCGCCCCACTGCCGCACGGTCTCGACCGCCTCGGCAAGCCGGGCCTGGTCCCACTCGACGCGCTTCGGCAGGTCGGCGCGGATGACGAAGCCATCTTCCTCGAGGCTGACGGTGCCGGTGTCGCGGCCGTCCTGGCGCCGCAGGGCGGCGGCGCGCTCTCCGTAGCGGAGCTGCAGCGCGGCCTGCAGCAGGTCATCCAGCCGCCTGGCATCGGCTTTCATCGCCGCCACGTCTTCCAGCAGCAGCGCGATCTGATCGGGAGGCAGGCCAGCGGCCTGCCCGGCGGTCATCTCGCGGAGCTGCGCCAGCGTGATGCGGTTGCTCACGATGTCGCTCCCTGCGCGCGAGGCCCGGTATCCGCGCGGGCGCGCGCCGCGGCGGCGGGGATGGGGGTGATCTCGATCAGCGCCGTGTCGCGGCGGCTGGGATCCCGCTCGACCAGCCAGCGCCGGCAGTGGCGGTCATCCAGGATGGCGCCGCCGGCCTGGCAGGCGTCGAGCAGGGCCTTGATCAAATTGTCGCCGTCGCCCCGGCTCTCCGGCAGGCGGATGGTGACACCGAAGGCGCCGAGGATGCGCACGCCCGCGCGCTGCGCCAGCACCTCGCGGGCGGCGGCGGCGCTCCATTGGCGGTAGGCGGCGCGCTTCACCAGCCGCGCGCCGGTGGCGGTGCGGATCGGCGCCCAGAGCCGATTTACCGAGGGCGGCAGCGTCAGCTCGAGCAGCAGCGAGGTCATGCGCGCCCTTCCGGCGGCATGAGGCGCAGCGCTTCGTCGCGCGCCTGGCGCTGCAGGGCGAGGCGCTCGCCGAGGCGGCGGCAGGTCCAGCCGAGCGCGTCCAGCGCCTGCGGCTCGCCGGGCGCCTGCGCGAGCTCGTAGGCGAGGGCCGCGACCAGCGCCTCGACCCGGTCCTCCCGCGACAGGGCGGCGGCATCGAGCCGGCGCAGCAGATCGATCGCCCAGCCGACGCGGCGGCGGCGGCTCGACGCCGTCTCCGCGCCGGAGCCGAGCCACGCGGGACGCTCAGGCAGGCTCATGCGCTGCCTCCTGGAAAATCCCCCGCCGCGATGGGGGTCGCGGCGGGGTAGGTGACCAGGGAGGAAACGCCGGCCATGCCGGCCTCGGGGGGGCGCGTGCGGCTCATGCGGCGCGCTCCCGATCTGGGTGGCAATACGCGCGCGCGGCGTGCGCCGCGCAGTAGGGGCAGGCGGGATCGCGCCGCGGTGCCTCGCAGAAGCGAAAGCCGGGGCGGCGCGGGTCGCCGTGCGGCCACTGGCAGCCGCGCTCGCGCGGCAGCGGGATGGCGCTGCGCAGCGCCGGCGGGAGGAGAGGGCGGGCGGCGGGCGCGGAGGAGAGAGGCGCGCCCGCCGCCCGCGGCGCCACCATGCGCCCGGCGGGGAGATCCCGCGCGGCCGGCGCCTGCGCCGCAGGAGGAGGACGGCGGGTGGCGGATGGCGTGGAAGGCGGCGGCGTGACGTCGCGACGGCCTCGGCGTGGCTTGCGGGCTGGCAGGTCCAGCCGGTGGGCCTTGGCGATGACGGCGTTCTTGGAGACGCCCATGCGCCGGCCGATCTCGGCGGTGGAATGGCCCTCGGCCCAGAGGGCGCGGAGCTGATCCACCATGGCCGGCGTCCAGACGGCGGGGGCGCTCACCGGTCCGTCTCCCCCGCGAGACGCCACAGCAGCACCAGGGCGAGGAACAGGGCGACGTGCAGGCCGGTGAAGCAGAGGGCGATGGGGTCGGTCATGGCTTCGGCCCCGCCTCGCGGCCCTGGCTCCGCATCCAGTGCCAGGTGGCGCGGCGCTCGATCGCCGCGTCGCGCGCGCCAAGGGCGGACCAGTAATCGAGCATCGCCGTCCGCCGCCTATGCAGCCGCCTGAGGCGCCAGAACCACAGCCTCGCCATCAGGCGATGCCACGTCTTGCTCGCCCAGCCGGGCGCGGAGGAGGGCGATGCGCGCCTCGGCGCGGCGGAGCTCGGCGCGCATGTGCTCGGCGGCGGCGCGGCGGAGCTGGTGGAGTTCATGGGCATGGACGGCTCCCGGCGCGACCTCGCCGTGCCAGTAGGCACGGACGCGGCGAGCGCTCAGCCCGGTGTTGCGGGACACGGCGTGGAAGGCGTGGGCGAGGCCGCGCTGACGCTCGGCCTCGACCAGGCAGCGGACGATGGCGCGCGCTTCGGACAGGACGTCCACGGCGGCGGACGAGATACCCAGGATCATGGGCGGGCTCCTGCGGCATGGTGGTGCGCGCGATGGAGACACGAGAGCGACGGAACGGGACGGCCGCGGCGGCCCCCCCCGAACCCCGCCGCGGCCTGCCCGCCGACCGGACCGAGGCGGCAGTGCTGGCGCTGGTGGCGCTGCCGCGGCTGGCGGGGGGATGGGAAGCGCAGGCGCGATAGCGATCTGCTATTGCCGCTGCGATAGCATTTAGCTATAAATACGCCATGAAGTTGGTCCGCTACACCGCCGACGCCGCCAGGAGCCTGAGGCGCCATGGCAACATGGCGGCCCGGATCCGGCGGGCTATCGGCGAGTACGCGACCGACCAGGCCGCTCACGCCAACAACGTGCGGCCGCTGGTCGGATCCAGCGCCAAGCGCCTGCGCGTGGGCGACTTCCGGGTGATCTTCGAGGAAACCGAGACGGAGATCCTGGTGACCAAGATCGGCCCGCGCGGCAGCGTCTACGACTGAGGGAGCCCTGTCATGAGCGACACCGTGATCCTGAGCCGGCAGGAGTATGAGGACCTGATCGACGCCCGCGACCACGCCGTGGCGCTGCGCGACGTGGCCACCGGCGCGATGGAGACCCTGACCGAGGCCGAGATGGACGCCTATCTGGCCGCGCCCACGCCGCTCGCCTTCTGGCGGCGCCGGCGGGGACTGACCCAGGCTGCGCTGGCGGCCACGGTGGGCATCACCCAGCCCTATCTGGCCCAGATCGAGACCGGAAAGCGCAGCGGCGATGTCCGTCTGTACGCCCGGCTGGCGAAGGCACTGCGCGTGCGGATCGAGGACCTGGTGGCGGAGTAGGCCGGAACAGCCGCACCGGCGGAAGGAGTCCGCGCGCATGCTCAGGCGGCCTCGGGGGGAGAAGGCAGGCCGGCATTCACGCCATTTTGTGCGTGTGGCGCACGCTCGGGGGCGCCCGTATCAGCCATACAGGACAGATGACCGCAAAAGCTCGCCGCCGTAACGGCGCCCCCGGTGACCGCCTCGATCCGGCGAAGGCGCGCGAACGAGGGCGTGATTTTGCCGGCCAGCCAGCGGCTTACGGTCGCGTGGCGCACTCCGACGATGCGCCCGAACTCTGCCTGGGTGAGGCGATGGCGCTGGAGGTACTCTTGGAGGGTCATGCCCCGGAGTGTACGCCATACGCACATCACGCACAAGGGAAATGTGCAACGATTACGTCTAACGATACGCCGGGGGGCAAGCCACCCTTGCGCATGCATGAGCACCTGAAGGCATGGCGCGAGGCTTCCGGCTTGACGCTCAAGGAGGTTGCGAACAGAGTGGGAACCACTCACGCAACCGTGAGCCGCTGGGAGAATGGTGTGCAAGCTATACCGCCGCAGAAATTCAAACAGTTAGCGGTAGTCTATGGCGCAACACCCGCCGAATTGCTGGTCGCCCCCGCTGACCGCGACATGGCTCTGCGGTTCCACCGGGCCGCCGAGATCATCAGCGTTCTTTCGGCCGAGGAGGTCGAGCAATGGCTCGGCCTGGGGCACTCCCTTGCGGAAGCGAAAAAAAGGGATGTACGCTAGACGCACATTTCTGTTGATCTGACTGTACGAACTACGTACATTAGGGGCCATCCCAGCGATGGATGGCACCCATGCCCGACCCCCTCGCCGCCCCGAAGGCGCCCACGCCGGGCCCCTGGCGGCTTGACCCCGACGACCCTACCGCCGTGCTCGGGCCGAACGGCCTGTACGTGGCGGAGTGCGCCTTCTTCTTCGGCGCCGAGCCGGAGGAGACGGAGGCGTGCGCGAATGCGCGGCTGATCGCCGCCGCGCCTGACCTGCTGGCGACGCTGCGCGGGCTGGTGGCGGCCGTGGAGGCCGGCGCGGTGGCGGCGCCGGCGCTGGCCGAGGCCCGCGCCGCGCTGGCCAGGGCGGGGGGCTGAGCCGTGGCGCCGCATCCCCGTCCCGTGCCCGGGACCTCATCCGCTCCCCTCTGCCCGCGCCTAGCCGTGGTGCAGCTCGGCGTGCTGCTGCTGGCGCGCGAGAGCCGCCAGCCGGCCGACCTGCTGCTCTGCGTCGCCGATCTCGCCGAGGAGGCGGCGGAGCAGCTCGGCTTCGCCGAGGAGCGCCTCGCCGGGCACGACGCCCGGCTGCTGCGCGGGCTCGGCGGCGCGGCGGGCTTCCGCGCGCTGGCCGCCGCGCTGCGCGAGGCGGCGCCGGCCTTCGCGGAGGCGGCGCCATGAGCGGCGAGGAAGACGACCTCGCCTTCGCGCGTGGCTTTGTCTGCGCCCTGTGCGGCGAAGCGGCGCTGGTGCTGATCGTGCTGGCGGCGCTGCGTGCCGCCGCCCTTTTGGGAGGCTGATCCGTGGACACCGTGCAGTGGACGGAAATTCCGGTCCAGCGCGACGCTCCTCCGATCCCCGATCCGCAGGCCTCCGCCACGCCGGAGCGCGTGGCGGCGCTGATCGAGGCGCTGCTCGTGGTGGATGCCATGGCGCGCCGACGCGCTGGATGCGCTGCGGGCGCGGTGTGAAGGGAGGATTGCGTGATGCCCGACACCCAGCCCACCACCACAGCGGCAGAGGCGCCCGCTGCGCCCGCCACCATCCCCGTCGAGATCAAGGACCGCTGGACCGGCCGCGTGCTGTTCACCGCGCAGGTGGACGCGAGCATTCCGGCAATCGGCCGCATCAAGGCGGCGCTGCGGGTCGCGATTGAGGCGCGCGCCAACCTCGCGTGCGCCGACCTCGCGGGCGCCAACCTCGCGGGCGCC